AATAATGCTTTTTACAATATTTGCGTTTTTAAGACTATCAAAAAGTGTTTCATACTGTTTTACTTTGGTATACGTCCAAAACCGGAAAGATGTAAAACGTTTTGCGATTTCGTACCACATAGAAGTATACAAATTAGGGTTTACTGTATTAAAATCTCCGCTCGCATGGATCCGAATTTCCCCACGTCCAATATAGGAAAGTTGCGCCATTATTGCATTTTTCACAAAATCCGGATAGTTATTGACTAAATAAGTATTTACGGCTAGTGAAATAATGACGTTATTCATGCGATAAAATCCCGTTTGTGCATAACATCCGGAACAATTGCAAATACAAGTCCCTTTTACTTCAAAATGGTATCCGTTGAAATCAATTTCAATTCCTGCGGTTCCAGGAAGAAGGGAATATGTATATACGGCTTTTCCTGTTTTTGTGTTCCCTTCTTTCAGCAATTCCGGAACATAACCAATGGGAGACAGGATTTTCCCTGCTTTGTACTCGATACCGTAACTTTTGTAAATCTGTTTTTTGCTAGCCATTGTATTATACCTTCCTTTCAATAATATCTAATCTAATTAGATTATTTGTTTATAAATTCAGCGGAGACATTATTATCAAAATAATCGTATATATTGATTTCTTTTCCCTTGTTATTTTCCAGGGTCCGGAATACTTCCGTTTTGCTATGTGCAATAATGATTTCCGGATTGTGCATTGTGCTATAAATGACTATGCTATACATTGGTTTGATCCCCTTTCAATTCAGTATGTATCCCTTACGACTATATAATATAGTAAGTATCCCATATTGTCAATAGTTTTTATAGAAATAAATCAAATTTTTTTAGATTATTTTAGATTATTTTTTAGATTATTTTATTCCCGTTTTTATAGCCGTTTTCCAGGTTGTTATGTCCGGATCCATTTTCTATTCTTTCATTATATCAAAAGAATATAATATATATATCTATATATCTATCTCATGAGTATATCTGTATATCTTTATATCCCTTGTTTATTGTCTATCTGTCTATATTGTTATTGTATACTCACATATTAATATCTCTGTATACCTGTATATACCATTATATCATTGTATACCTGTATTTGCTTCTGTATCACATAATAACCCTGTTCTGTATGGTATGATTGGAAAGCTAACTATACAACACACTAGCACATTCGAAAAAGCGAAAGTGTAACGTTAAACCTGTTTTGCAGCGTTTTTCGGATCCACAATCTATAAACCGTTTTTTATGACATACCAATACGCAACTATGCGTAAAAGTATAGTTTTACGCATAGTTGGAACAGATAGACAGACACACTGACACACAATATATAGTATATAACCTGGTCATGCCCACAATATACAGTGATTGCGACAGGATTCGGTAAAACCTGGTCATTCTATGCGGTTCAAACTATGCAATATTTGCATTGTTCCCCGTCCCCGTCCGCAGAAAAACAGACCGTCGGGGAAATCAGAAAACAGGCGAGCCGGGTGGTTACCCCCACCAATACTCCCAAAAAACAAAAAGCCCCTTTTCCTGCGTACACTGCCGACATTTGACAGTATACTGTCCAAAATAGTAAAATTAGCGAAGGAATCTAGGGGGAATAGAGGTGAGTATGGCATGGATAACGGTGATACGGGGACTGTTAAACGTGGGAGAGGAAGGCCGAAGGGTAGCAAGAACAAGCCAAAGCCGAAGAAGACGGGCAGACCGAAGGGCAGCAAGAGTTCGTATACTGTTTCCGAAAAAGCACTAGCACAGCGCAGACAGAATTCTGCAATGCCGATACCAACAACTCCAGAGGAGATAGATTACAATTCAAGGCTAATAGGTCATGTCATGCAGATACAGGAAATACGGCAACAGGCGAACAAAAGTGATCTGAACTCGTTGAAGTCTTGCTTTATCAACTATCTGAAACTGTGCCAGACGAATGGGTTTCCTGCCCAGAATCTGGCTGCTTATTCTGCTATGGGGTTTGACCATAAATCGTTTGATGTGTGGTCAAAGAAGGACGATCCGGAGATACGGGAGTTCGCTTCGTTTGTCAGAAGCACCTGTTCCATGTTCAGAGAAGGGATGGTATCAGACGGGAAACTGAACCCTGTCATCGGCATTTTCTGGCAGAGGAACTATGACGGGTTACGCAACGATACTGAGCAAGTCCAGGCCGTTAATCAGCAGGATGAGAACGATGAACTGAGCAATAAAGCCTACAAAGAGAAGTACAAGAACTTGATCGGAGACTGATATGCAGAATGAGATTAGCGAAAATAGCAGACTGTTCCTTGCTATGCTCCGAGAAGGGACAAAAGGGGACATTACTGCCTTTGCGGATGCTCTGCGGATCATCAAAGAGATTGAGATTGACGGGTCTTCTGCTATTCATGACCATCACGGCGTCCTTGTATCCAGGCAGTATGACGAAGAGAACTTCCGTACTGCCCATGAATATTCCCAGATGTTACGGGAATACCTGTCTAAAGTGGAACCGGAGGACGATAAAGACTGGCAGAAAGTGCTGCGGATCTACAGAGACACACTGCTTTTTGATGCTCCATTTGACTTTGACTGCTTCTGCCGGTATATCGAATGGGACAGGGAAGAGGACAAAAAGTTTTATATGCCCCGTAGAAAGCAGTTACTGCCCCTTGCAAGGGCATTGCAACGGTTAGAAGAACGCAAGATTCGTCTGCTCTGCATCAGTATGCCCCCTGGCACTGGCAAAACAACACTGGCTGAGTTTTTCCTTGCATGGACGGGCGGTAAACATCCGGAACTGCCGAATATCATCGGATCCCACAGTAACTCTTTCCTGCGTGGAGTCTATGACGAGATTCAGCGGATAGTTGGCAAGCGTTCAGAGTATTTATGGCAAAGGGTTTTTCCTAATGTCCATCTGGTTGGAACCAACGCAAAAGACCTTATGCTTGATCTTGGAACCAGAAAACGTTTTAGTACATACGAACTGTCTTCTATTGGTTCTGGTAATGCCGGCAAAATCAGAGCAGCGAATATCCTGTATGTCGATGACTTGATAGACGGGATTGAGACTGCATTAAACAGGGATCGTCTGGACAAGGTATGGCAGCAGTATTACACGGATTACCGACAGAGAATGATCGGTGACTGTGCTGAACTGGTGATTGCAACACGTTGGTCTGTCCATGATCCTATAGGGCATCTTGAAGATCTCTACGGCAATGACGATGATGCAGAATTTATTGTCTGTCCTGCCCTTGATGATAACGATGAATCCAACTTCGACTATCCTTATGGAGTCGGTTTCACAACGGAGTTCTACAAAGAACAACGTGAAATCATGGATCAGGCATCCTGGAAAGCACTTTACTGCAATGAACCGATAGAGAGAGAAGGGCAACTGTATCCTCCGGATCAGCTTCAGCGGTATTTTGATCTGCCAGAAGGGGATCCGGATGCGATTATTGGAGTCTGCGACACAAAAACCACAGGTTCAGACTACTGTGTCATGCCGATTGTCTATCAATACGGGCAAAAGTTCTATGTCGAAGACGTTCTGTGCGAGAATTATGCACCAAATATTGTTGAAATCAACCTTGTCAACAAGATTTGCAAGTGGAATCCGCATATGATTCGCTTTGAATCGAACGTTGCCGGTGGCAAACTTGCATCTGATATCCAGAATGCAGTCAAAGAAAAGGAATGCCGTACAAGGATCGAGACTAAATGGACTCAGCAGAACAAGGAAACGAAAATCCTTGTCGAAGCACCCTGGGTAATGGCACACTGCATCTTCAAGGATGAGTCTGTTTTACATGGGGATGAGAACAGGGAATATCGGAAATTCATGCAACTGCTTACGTCTTACTCGCTTGAAGGGAAGAACAAGCATGATGATGCTCCGGATGCAATGGCTCAGTTATCGCAGTATATCCAAAGCTTTACCGGCAATAAGATTCAAATTGTTCGGCGTATGTTCTAACAGAAATGGAGCAAACGATATATTACTCTATTGACATTTGTATTTTCTCTGTTTATAATCCCCGTGAGGAATCCCTGTTATCAACGCATGATTGCGATAGTTCGTGGTCATGCGTTTTCTTTATTCGGAGGTGAGATAGTGTCTGAACTGCATCAGAATTCCCAAGAGGAACGGGAACAGATGGTCAAGGCAGTCTATGCTACCAAGCAGATGTTTGGCAGACGGATGATCTTCACTTCCGCTGATGCGATTACTGCCGAGAATGTCATCAAGGTGGTTGAACAGGCGTATAACACGCATCTGCTGAACCGCAGTGAGATCGAATATCTGTGGGACTATTACAAGGGCAAGCAACCGTCCCTATACCGTACCCGTGAGGTCAGAAATGAACTGACGAGTCATGTGGTGGAAAATAGAGCATCAGAGATCACTGCCTTTAAAGTCGGTTTTTTGGTTGGCAAGCCAATCAAATACATTTCCTCCGTCACGGGGGATGATGTTTCTGCCAAGGTCGCAAAGTTGAATGATGCCATGCGGATGATTGGCAAGAAGACCAAGGACAAGGAACTTGTCGAATGGCAGATGGTCGGTGGTCTTGGATACCGCTACGTTGTCCAGGATGTAAGCAGATTCCGCAGAGTTCCGTTCAATCTGTATACCCTTGATCCTCGCAATACATTCGTGATCCGGAAGAATGACTATTCGCAGAGAGTTCTTGCAGGAGTCAACTTCGTTGTGGATGAGGAACAGAACATCACCTTCACTGTTTACACAGAGGATCGTGTGTTCACCTTCAAGAAGGGCACAACTACTGT